TTCTTGTTCGGTTGTTAAGATCGCTTTCGCTTTTATCAAAGAACGCTGTGACGAATAAATCCTCATTTTCCTTTTCCAGTCTTCCAGCAATTCATCATCTTCCTTTTTGCTTTTCGTCTTTCCCTTCGTAATCTTTTTTTCAGTATCAGCCCCGAACTTTCCGCCGACATCTTCCCATATCTTAACCAGGTTATTTGTCATCGGTTGAACCTGCAATAAATGCGGGATCATCGCCTTTAGGCTTTCAATCCCGGTATTATCTGCCATTTCCATGACTGGCTGACGGACTTTAATTAAGACTTTACGTGTCTCACGCCAGTATTTTCGTATCAAAGAACGCTTTAACTTATCATTTGCGACTATCTTCATTTCTTTCGATAGTCATTATATTCTTTCATTGCTTGTTCTACCACTTCCGCATCAGGCGGTAAGCCTAATTCGTCAATCCTTTGTAGCCCCATCCCGATAAGCGGAATATCCATGTTTGGAAGATTCAGAGATTCGTATCCCAAAGCCTCCCAAATCATATTTATTGAGAACCCTGCCTGAACCATCCATGCAACCATCTCCTTTTTATCTGCCTGAAGTGCCGGAACATCATCGAAATCAGGAAGAAACATTGTATCTTCTTCACCAAGTAATGGCATTAACCAGTCTGATAACTTAGAATAGAATCCCTCAACTGTCGGTATAATAGTATTATTCCATAGTGCTTTTTGAGCTTCTCCGTAATTAAGATAAGTCTTGCTTTGCGATCCTGATTTAAGTATATCCGGCACCCCGTAAGCATCATACAAAGCACCGCCGGAGAAAATGATAGAGTTAAGAATATTCATATCAACGGCAGAAAGTCCGAAATTCGTCCACTCAGTTGATTTATTTGTAGCGAATATCTTACCCATATTCCTACTACCCATTAACTTTTGACGGAATGACCTTTCAAGTTCTGATAACTGCTCTTTCGTTTTTGGTTGCCCGGAATATTTACCGTCATCATCCTTTACCCCAAGAATTGTAAGCATCCCGTAGGCTCCCATGTTTTGAAACATGCTGACCATTGAATCGTACCCGGAAGAAGAAGCAGCCACGGCCTTTAAAAGAGGTTTAAGAGGTGACATCCCCCTGAGATGATCCCCGGCTAACTGCCAGTTGGGGTTTAGTTTCTTCCAGTGCATGACATCGGAATATGGATATATCACTTCCTGTTGACCTAACATCAATCGGTAACCTTCAATCGGCTCAAAGAATGATCCAATCTTCAATTCAATCCATTGAGGCGGGAGATTATCTAACCTTACAGGCTTTTTAGCATTAAGACCAAACTCTGGCTTTTCGGATGCAATAAAACATTCTCCAAATATTTGTTTCGTTGTTAATGCCTGTTCGACAAATTCTGTTTTTGATTGGAAAGGATTAGGTTTAGTGAGTAATTCAATGGCACGTCCGGGTTGCTCTTTGAGTGTTTTTTTATTGACTTGCGTAACCGGGATTCGGCTTGCCGGATCAACTATCTTGCTAATAACAGAAAAAACGTCACTATTTCCAGTGTATGTTTCAACGAAGTATTGACTTTTAGCATCAGGGTAAATCGGACTATTCGCATTGTTTTGTATCACAATATCAAATAGTTGCGAGCGACCAAATAACTTATTCACCCCTTCCCAAAAATTCATGCCATAATATTTGCATGTAAATTTAAGTCATTATTTTCAATAAACATGACAAATATCATATATTTTTAAAACTATTTTTTGTATGGATAATTAATTGTCTCCAATAGGCCGTAACATTCTGACTAATCGTTTAACTATCTGTTAGTTAAAAATTAGCCATAAATCAGCGGAGAATCTCCATATCCTTCTAAAAGATAATGACATCCCCAACAAAGAGCATCTATCCTGTCGGGAGACTTATCCCCGGTATTAGGAGACCATGAAATCATCTGATCTTCTAACTTTTGATACCTGCCATAATGGTTAACACGGCCCTGAGAATAAATAAATGCAATAGGTTCTGCCCTCGTGGCTTTTCCTCTGGCTGCATGGACTGACTTATAACTTACACCACCACCAACTAATTGAAGCACTGACTCTATAAAGTCCCCGCCATTATTAACCTCTCCGACTACTATATTTGCCTTGTGTTCGTTATATGCCTGCATGATGCGCCTGGATGTTTGCTCTGGGGTATATTTCCCGGAATAATCCCCGATAACAATAAGATGACCGTTAATGGCCTTTCCAACAACTATAATACCAGTTTCATCAGATCCCACATTAGATGTCACTGCTGGGTCAACTGCCACAACAATACGGATCAACTCAGGCAGTTCAATTATCCTGTTTTTTTCAATAGTCTCCCATGTCCATAAAGCCCCCTCAATCTCTGAAAACTCAGCAAGGTAAAGCATTTTAAAAACTCTTGGTGGTAAATCCTTCTTTGCTTGTTCCACTTCGGAAAGAGAAAGTATCCCGGCTTCAACTGCCTGATAAGCCGTCACCTTGAAATATTCAAAATCAGGATCATTCCCGGATTCTGCTTTACGGGCCATATCCCACGCCCAGTTCTTTGCGACTACATTACCAATGAATTTACCTTTGGCCTTAGTGTATGTGATAGTCGTTCTTAATGCGAACCAGGCTTCTTCCTTGGCCCTCGAATACTCATCAAATACAAATGCGTGAACATTTTCCCCATATAATGTATTTGGATTGTCCGCTGTCTTAAATGTTATGATCGTACCTAAAGGAGTGGTTATTGAAAGCGGATTTGAAGATCTTATTTGATAAATACCTGATGCTGCTACTTTGCGAGCCATTCTTTTAAAAGCTATTTCAGCTTGACTATAGACAGGTGCGCACCACCAATATTCCCATCCTGGCTTTCCTTTATGTGCTTCTTCGTATAACCAGAATATATGTGAAAATGTTTTACCTGATTTTGTTGAAGCTTCTGTTATAGTGAAACGTTTCTTAGATTCAAGTATCTTTTTTTGATAATCTGAAAACTTTGGCCTTTTCTGAATGACCTTAGTCATTTGTCCAATCTATTATGATAGTTCCTGAATGTTCTACCTGCTGCATTGATAATGCTTTTCTTTCATCTTCCGAACAAATCAATTTATATAATGAAATTAATTCAGCAGCCTTATCTCCTTTTTGAAGTTTTTTTCTTATCGCAACTTTAGTATTAACCTTATTTACTTCGAGTAATTCTTTTAACTCGTTACATTCGTCACTTTCAACTGGATAGAACTCATAAAATGATTTCTTTGAAATCGGAAGATAAGCAACTATATCTTCTATAAAATAAAGCTTTTTAGTTACAATAACCTTTTTAGCCTGCTCAAATATCTTATCTCTATCGTATGCCATTAGTTGCTCATTATTTTCTCATTCAAAAACCGGTTAATCATTCGTTATTTCTTCAATGTCGTCTACAATTGATTCAGCTAATCTTTTAGTTGACTTTCCTTCATTACCTCCCGCTGATTCAATAAAATCAGAAGTTATGGCAATAGGCGTGATCACTGTTTTAACAGCAATTTTAGCAACAGATCCCAGAACATCGAATAGTCCCATAATTTTTATGTTTACCTACAATGATGACATTTACTACAAAATACAGGGTTCATATTACCAAATTGCCTTTCAAGCATTTTGATTCTATAATCAGAATCCATCATTGCTTCCGGCGGCAATGAATCAGGATTAATAAATCTGTATGCCTGATTTGATACTTTTAATTTTTTAAATCTTTCGTCTTTTTCAACTAATTGGTGCACATTTAATCTTTTTAGTTTAAAAAAAGCCCCGGAATCTCATTCTTTCCTATCCGGGGCCGGTCATCTATCTGGCGGGCTTTCACCATGTAACTTAACTTTGCTGGCCATTCAGCTCACATCTGATTTCCTTACATTCATCAGACAAGAAACCTGCGTGAATTATTGCCCTGTTGGTTTTTATTTCAATGAACTCTAAAAATGTCCCTGAAAGAATGGTGTTAAGCCTGATTACCTTCAGGGACTGGCTATCCATCTCAAGAATATCCAAACCCAAAGTTATAACTTTAAATTCAATACTGCAAAATTATTTATTCAATAGATTGAATCCGATCTATCTCGGCAGCAATTAAAGCCCCTGCAATAATAAGCCTGTCCTTATCGGATTTATTCTTCATTCTCATCCATAATTGTAATCCCCATCCATGAGGTGCGTCAATTTTATTATGAGGATCTTCTGTTATTAAACATTCTGCCGCGTATGAGAGTTGCCCAAATTGATTATTTACAACATCATACTCAACTGTTTTTCCATGTTTTTCAATTTGTTCTTGTCTTTCTTCTGCAATTAATTCAATTCCTGTTTTCATTTTATTTACTTTTTAAGTTAATAATTACTTCTTCCTCTCATCTTTTAACGGCGTGAAATCAAAGTCTGATTTTCCTCCTGTAATTTATTCTGCCTAAATGTATAATAGGAACATCCATAAAGGATTCGCTGGCTTAACACACTTGCAACGCGCTCATAAATCCTTGCATTAGCCTTATTTCTATGCAATAATGGTGCATTTTTTCTTTCTGTCAATCCCATGACAGGAGCGATAGTTATTAATCCTGCATAT